GGGCATCTTGTAAATTATGTGGTCTCATATCCTTCAGACTGTCATCCTCGGAGATTTGATTATTAATTTTTTCTTTCATATTGTTCAACTTCGCGGGTTCTGTTGCCATAATAATGCTATCCGGCATCTTGGAACTCGGTTTGCTGGTGTTGAGTCTAGAGTTGGTAACGTTGAGCTTGAGTCTCGTCGTTTACAGACAGGTCTATCAGATAGGCGAATTGAGAACGGACAGACGAGAGTCACTGGGGACGTTAAGAAAAAAGAGGAGATTGATTGAAGCTTGGCAGTGGGATGGCGGTGGTTGAATATTTCGAAATATGGTACCCACTTCCGAACATCCTCCCACACGATCTGAAACATGTTGTATATAGTTATATTTTTAATCCGGTAGAAAATCCATGGTTTATTCCTGAGCTGTATTTATTGAATTCAGTTTAACAATGGGCGAACATATCATCACTACATTTATTAGAACCAAATATATTTTTAAACAGAGGTTGAAGGATCTTAAACTCAAAGACTACGAAACAGTGAAGGTTTACATTTACGAACTAGACAGTTTAATTGGTCATCGAAACCACGGGCCAATTTTGTGGAGGCTACGCGAACTCGGTGAGATATCATACGACAAGAAGGGTAACTTTAAAGTGTTAAAAAGGAAGGGTCGTATTGATCCTTCGTTATTGGAACTAACAAGACGTAAGGATAAAAAGGTTGTGGAATTGACTCCGCTCCATTTATGGATGAGGGAACAACTTAGACATGTTGATTTACCTGGTGTACCAAAGAAAACTTTACCGGTTTATTTCAGGACATTTCTTGAACATCAAATGGACGACCTCGGGCCGTTCTTCTCAGTCGATTCTTTCTCCGGTAGGGTTCACAGCCCGGTTGTTAATTTGAAAGGAGATCTCAGGTTTAAACTTCGTTTTCATAAAGGGAGGATCGTATCCCTTGACGTCAAACAGATGCAGCCTACGATACTGGCGAAAATTTTACAGGATGTTTTAGGAGATAATTCCTTTTCGGCTGCTATCTTTAAAGGGGAGGATGTTTACGTTCATCTGCAAGAATCTGCACATTTACCTCAACGGAAAGACGCAAAGAAATATCTCTTTCAACTTATTTTCGGAAAGCCAATGGGGGATATCGGTAAAATGTTTAAGGGGGATACTAAATGGGTTGATTGGATTAACGGTTACAAGTCTAGAACCGAACCAAAGAACCCACATAAAGAGAACAAACATACCAACCTGGCTTGGTTATTACAATACAGCGAAGTGAAAGTTATGACTGGTATATGGGATCGACTCAAGGATGCTAATATCCCATTTTTAACGATCCACGATGAGGTACTTTGCACGGAGGGTGATAAGGACCTTGTGCACAAGATAATGGAGGAGGAACTGAACAAACATTTCAAACATTTCGAGATCAATGTGGATAGTAAATGATATTAATTTATCTTTAAGTGTGGGTTTTTTGTTACTTTCGTTGCATTGTTGTTGGGTCTCCACCCGAGCGAAACCCAGCAATATCTCAATGCGCGTGTATTCCGTTTCGTCAATATTAGACGTCCTTTTTCATTCATCTCCTTGCGCAGGTCTTGGTAATGATACTCCTTGTATATTTTAAGGAATTGGGTTCGCGTGACTGGACCATCGGCGTAGATGGCATCCTCCAGACTGGCTAGATTTTTTAGGGTTACCCCTTCACGAGGTATGGGTTTCTTTCTCGCAAATACAGGTCTTGGCGGAGGTCTCGGTGGTTTCATCAATATACCTTCCGCGTTTACTACTATGGCTTTTGGCATTGCGCAGTTAATCATTTCTTAAGTTAACTGATTGGATTAATGATTAATAATATGGGACGCATACAACAACAGATCCTGGGATTTCAAAACAGTTGCTATTGCTGACGTCTACGTCTGTGGCGTTGCACGTGCATGAAATCGCATTGGTCGCATTGGTTTGTGCTTTATAGCTGTTTTTTTTCCCGCCTTTCTTCCCTTTCAAAATTCTGGCATTGGACGAAGCGAGCAGGCAGAGCACCGCGATAATTTTTTTGGATGTCATGGTGAGAGGACTGGAGTTTCTTTGGTTTTTGGTCTTTTTATAATTAATTTTTGTCTCTTCAAATTTGGAATTATGTGCATTGTAATCGACGGACGGGATATTGTTAGTTTACCTGTGGAATTTCGACAACCAGTATGGCAAACGATGACACCTCACGGGAGGAGGAATTTTGTTTTTTATCTTCCTAACATCCGAAACAATGTTTCTATTTGGTTAGCCTCCCTTAAAGGAGGGATTCCTTTGCCTGTATACTCAACTCTTATGAACTCAGAATGGGAGGATTTCTCAATTCCATCTCATGGTTTACGTCTTGGTGTTTTCATGATAATCCTTTACTTCTTCGAGGTTAACCAAGCACCTGTGGAACTTAGACGACAGTTTTGGTGTTGGATTATGCCTAGACCTCTTTTTAACGACGGGTCAATGGCTGATCCCAGTCACCCATATATCCAAGTATTCTTTGACATGTGCAAATTGGACCCGTTTCTTATGTTTTCTTGTGGTGCATTCCATGACGTCAACGGTTCTCGACAAATGGCTTACAACGGGACTGTTTGGAGAGCATACAACATATGGGGTTGTAATGGATTTGGTTTACCTATTCCTCAGATTAGACACGTTGACACAGTGTTTAGGTTGATCGACGGAAACGGTAACATTTTGTCATGGAGAGGAAGGTTGGCACCTGAAACTGTGGCAACTGGTACAGAAGAGACAGAAGGGGGTAATGATGACGCGTCCACTGACAGTGACACGGTTGCCTCATTTGACACGATTGACACGATTGTTCTTTGATGTTATTCATTCATTGAACTTTTTATTCAGTTGATCTTATAATAAAGGAGATGGGTTACTCAACTAAACGAACTAGATATTTTACATTTACCCGTGTGAATCCATACTCATGTGACTATTCTCATTTGCTTGATGTTTGCGAAAGGATCGATGGGAGTTTGTGTTATAAGACTATCAGGGATGGTTGGAAGATTAGGTTGATGGGGTTTATCGTTCTCCGTGGACCTACGACAATCGTCGACGATATTAGACGGCTTCTCCCGAATTTTAACGTAACTTTGTTGGACATGGAATTTGAGAGTGGTTACGATTGGATTGTCAACACTAAACCCAACGGAGAGGAATTCTTTGTCGACGGGGCTGTGTTCCAGAACGCTAAGGTCCACCCTTTTCATGGTCTCAAGGCTTGTCTGTTCCCGGAGTAGACATAATCCTATTATGATTCTTGACGATTGTCGATGTAATGACATGTCTACCTTCTGTCGCGAGACACTCGAGGGAAGGATCAAGAAACTTAAGATTTGTATGCTCGGTGGTAATATCCCCATCGTCAAGTACAGGAGTGTATTGAATTGGTGTCCCGTTCTCGTTATGGTTAACACATTTCCTATCCAAGAGGGTTGTAGTTTGGATCTCGATGATGTCGACGTTCATCGTTCACTCTTCTATTGTGAACTTCATGGGAGGAAACTGAAGGACGCGATTAAGCGTTATGGTGTTTCTAAGACTAGATAAATTTTAAGTTAAGACTTGAACGGAATACCTGTCTTCGCTTAACTTCGTCATATCCGGGTACTCGTTCATCAATACGATTACATGAGGGATTGCTAGTTTCTTGTTCTTGCTTTCATACTTTGGACTTGAAATGTAACCATTCTTCAATTCTTCCAAGAAATCGTATTGGATGAAATCTCCTTGTTTACTTCGGGGACAATCGAAAAAGAACACCTTCGCATCCTCTCGTACCACCAAGGCCATGTCAGCTTTCTTACCTGGGACGATTATCTGGGCGTTATCATGTAGGTCAGTGTAATACCTGGCGAACCAACTTTTACCTTGGTTGCCTGTTGAATCAACCACAAAGATGATCTCACGGTCGTCTGCTGCAAGGATTAAACGTTCATGCATGGCTTGTTGCCACTCCCTTAGGGGATGTGCTTTTACTTTGTGTTGGGGTCTGTGATCGTCCAGGTATTGGGTTACGAATTTAGGATGGGACGCACATACACTCGAATGAAGCTCACGTAAATCTTTGGGGTCTGTTACGCCTTCTTTCACTGACTGTTTGAACTCCTCAAGTTCCGATTTTTCTTCTTTTTTTTGAGCGGATGCTGGTAAGCTGCCTGTTTCGGTAAAATCGCCGTCTTTCTTGCAATACTCTATACTTTGGGTCAGATACCGTGTAACTGTACAGTGCGCTTGACCGATTATATTTATGACTTGTTGCAACCTCTTCCGGGATCGGAAACAAACAGTGCCTTGAAGATGTGGTGTACCCGAGGCTCCTGTTTCCCGTCCGAATATTAGGTATTCTACCTCTGCAATAGGGG